AACTAACAACAGGTGTAAATGGCATTCCATTTGAAATAGAAATGGCATGCTTAGAAGTACCAACAGGTGGAGATCCGGATATTAATCTAGATTGTTCAGCTACAGCTACTGATGCAGAAAATGCAGCAGTAACAAGTGGAACACAACTTTTTAATAATGGTGACTTAACTTTAGGTATGTATGTTTCTGCTGATGGTGGAGCAACACTTGCAGCATTAACTAAAAAATACTTATACTTAACTAGTGGTGCAGCTACAGAAGCTGCTTACACAGCAGGTAAATTAGTTATTAAAATCACTGGCGCAGCTTTTGATTACAATAACGGCTAACATTAATTAACTCTCTGGGTGGAGTGTAATGACTCCACCCCTAGATAAGGAGGAAAAATGGCAGACTTAGTACTAAACCAAACGGTTTATCAAGGTGACAAAAAACTAATAACACACTATCAAAATGTTTCTGATAGTTCTGGTGGCTCAACTACAGTTGTTGATGTTTCAGGACTAACTGCGGACAAAAGCGGGACTGCGTGTTCAACGGTTACACTAAACAAAATATGGTATAGTGTATCTATGACAGCAAAAGTAGACGCTGTTAAATTAACGTGGGACGCAGACACAGATGCAACGTTCTTAACTTTAGAACAAAGTGGATTTTTAGATTATAGCTCTATTGGTGGAATACCTAATAATAAAGCTACTAACTACACGGGTGACGTTAAATTTGTTATGCCAGCGTGCACCGCTAATGATAGTGCCACAATTACGTGTGAATGGCTTAAGAATTACTAGGAGGTAGCATATGGCTAACACTACTTCCGGAACAGTAACGTTCGATAAAACATTTGCTGTTGACGAAATTATCGAAGAAGCTTATGAACGAATTGGCTTACAAGCTGTTTCTGGATATCAATTAAAAACAGCAAGACGCTCTTTAAATATTCTTTTTCAAGAATGGGGCAATCGAGGTTTGCACTACTGGGAAGTAGGCGATACCAATATTGACCTTGTTGAAGGTCAAGCAGAATATATTTTTTACAGAGCAACAGGCGATGGTACTTCTGCAACAACAGCTGGAGGAACAACAGGAACATCTACTTATGGTTTAGCTGATGTTTTAGAAGCTACACTTAGATCTGATAAAGGAGATACGGATCAAGCGGATTCTGCGCTTACAAAAACAGATCGATCAACTTATTCTGGATTAGCTAATAAATTATCTAAAGGAACTCCTTCTAGATATTTTGTTCAAAGACTTATCGATAAAACAACGATCACTTTTTATCCAACACCCGATTCCTCTAATGCATCAAAAGATGTTCATATTTTCTTTGTAAAAAGAATCCAAGATGCTGATGCAACTTATACCGATGCAACGGATGTACCTTATCGTTTTGTGCCTTGTATGGCGTCAGGACTATCGTTTTATCTAGCACAAAAATACGCACCTCAAAGAGTTCAAGAATTAAAATTATTATACGAAGACGAATTAAAAAGAGCTTTGGCAGAAGATGGATCTTCTACAAGCACTTATATAACTCCGGAGTCTTATTACCCGAGTGGATAACTATGGCATTTGCAAGAGGAAAATACGCTAAAGCGATCTCAGACCGAAGTGGAATGGAATTTCCCTATAATGAAATGGTTAGGGAATGGAATGGTTCTTTTGTTCATAAATCTGAATACGAATCAAGACATCCGCAAGATCAGCCAAGAGCTTATGGTACAGAAGGACATGGTTTAAGGAATGCAAGACCGGGAAGAACTGAAAAAACAGTTGTTGGAATATTAGGACCTAATCCTTTTGAAACAATTGCAGCGGGGTCGGGTATTATAAATGTTTTTGAAAAAAGTCATGGACGATCTACGGATGACACCGTTAGATTTAGAGGTCCAGTGTGGACAAGTTCAGATTCTGATGCTTATCAAGATCCAGCAGATTTTGACGGTATTAGTGGATCTAACATAGCAAAAGCCGCTGGCTACTCGATTACAGTTGGTACACGAGATTCAAGCGGCACGATCACGAATACAGATGATTACTACCACTTTACTGTAGATACGAATACTGCTACAGCTGGAGGAATCGCAGGAGGAGGCAACAATTGTTCGGCTGGTCCGGCAACGTTGACAGCATAATGGCAGGATTTACATATTCAACACTTACAACAGCAATTCAGAACTATACTGAAGTAGGAACAGGCGTACTTTCAAGTACAATTACTGACCAGTTTATAGATAATTCAGAACTTAGAATTCAAAGAGAAATTCCAATTGATGCAGATCGAAAAGAAATGCTAGGAAATTTAACAGCTTCAAAAGATAATGTTTATGCTCCTGCGGGAACTTTATTTGTTAGAGGACTTCAAGTTTATACTTCAACGACTGTTGCAACTGGAGCTAATAGCTGGTTAGAAAAGAAAGATATTAGTTTTTTAAGAGAATATGATGCTGCTGAAACGACTACTGGCACACCAAAATATTATGCAATGTCAGGAGGAGCAGAAGGAACTGGAGCAACGTCTTCAGGACGAATTACCATTGTGCCAACTCCATCTTCAGCTTTTATGTACAAAATTCATTACAACGCTAGGCCAGTAGGATTGAGTTCAGCAAATACAACAACTTACTTGAGTCTTAATTTTGGCAATGGACTTTTATACGCCTGCTTGGTAGAAGCTTTTAGCTATTTAAAAGGCCCAATGGATATGCTACAACTATACGAACAAAAATATCAAACCGAAGTACAAAAATTCGGTGGAGAACAATTAGGTAGAAGAAGAAGAGACGACTATACAGATGGTGAACCTCGTATACCCGTTCCTCAACAGACACCTTAAGGAATAAAATATGGCAACATTAACAACAACTATCAAAGAAGCAATCACTCTCAATAACATAGACTATGGATCGGAAAGATCTTTAGATATTTCCAGTGTTAATGAAGTTGTAAAAAGAGTTGTAACCGCATCAACAACAGAATGTGGATTAATAGGATTTATATCAGCAATTAGCGGAGTAGGTGTAACAGCTAATAAAGTTGGTTATGTGGCAGGAATGTTTGATGATGGAGATGTTAGATATATTAGAATTACAAATTTAGATTCATCAAATCATATTATGTTAACTTTTAGAGATGAAGACAACACGGAATTTAGAATGAAAGTAGATGCAGGTCACTCGTTTATTTATCCAGGTGATAATAGCGGTGGCGTTGTAGATACAATGAAAGCATCAGGATCAGCTTTGGCTTCAGGCCTTTCTGACTTAGTAGATATTACAGTAGACACAGATACAGCATCTTGTGATGTTGAAATATTTGTAGGGAGCGCTTAATGGCATCAACCTATACGGATATTGGCACAGAGTTAATGACCACTGGCGAGAACGCCGGTACATGGGGATCAACAACTAATACCAATATACAAATTTTAGAAGAAGCGATTAATGGTTATGTAGCAATAGGTGTTGCAAGTGCAGATGCAACTTTATCTTTGACAGATGGTTCTACAGATGATTCTATAAGAAACTCTGTTATTGCTTTTACAGGTGCATTAGCTGGCAATAGAATAATAACCGTTCCCGACGTAGAAAAATGGTGGATTATGGATAATCAAACCACTGAAGCTTATACACTTACAGTGAAAGCTAGTGGTCAAACTGGAGTTACTTGGGGAGCATCTGATAAAGGAACAAAAATATTATATGCAAATGGTACTGATGTAATTGATACAGGAATATCTGATAACGCGGTGACATCAGGAACAGGAGACATTACTTTAGATTCAGCTGCAGATATCGTTATTGACGCTGCTGGTGGAAATGTAGAATTCAAAGATGCAGGCACAACTCAGCTTCTTTTGGATATGGACACCACTGCCAATGCTCAAATTATACAGTTAAAAGTTAACTCGGATGATCTAGTATTTCAACAATACGACGGTAATGAAGTTGTTCGTATCGCTGATGATAGACGATTATATTTCTACGACAAAGGTGGAGAATATATCTACGGGGATGGAACAGATTTAAATATAACCTATGCTAAAAATGAACGATCTGAGCTTTCAGGGAAAATATGGATAAGTCCCTTTAGCGAATTTTCTGGAAGTCTCAATGGTTATTTAGGTAC